GCGGGAGCTGGTGTAGGTTTTTATGGCGACTCTCATGGCGGATTGTTCAAAGCTGATTTTACTAATCGGGCTATAAATGATGCCAACTTTGTTATGCGCGGATTTAACATTGCGCTTTCTAATAGAGCTGGCGGAGTGTTAAACACATTGGAAGGTTTTCAGTTTTCGGTTCGACAACGTGGGGATGGTGGAGCTGTTACCAAACTAAGAGCCGGGTATCTCGGAGTATTGATGGATGTTGGTGGCACTGCACCATCTAGCGAGGTCAAAGGTTTATGCATTGAGATGAAATGCGAAGAGAATTGTCCTACCAATTCTGCAGGTGTATCAGTACGAAACTATACCGATGGCATTTACACAATTCCGACAGCTGCATTTTCCGCTAAGAACGATGGTACCAGTGGATGCAAAGGATTTGAGTTTATACTTGATGGCTATGATGCCAATGCAACCACTTATAACACCGCACCGATCAGATTCGGTAAGACTGGAGCAGAAGACATTGTGATTGCTACTGGAAACTTTACTGATGGTGCCGATAGCGGGTTTGCTCCTGGAAGTATTGGTCTTGATACGACTGACGGAAAAGCATTCGTATCCGATAGTAGTGGACTTTGGCAGGAATTGGCGCTGGCGTAACACAAAGAAAGGTAGGTAAGATAGATGGAAAGTAAAAAGGTATCACTTACTGTATTGGAAAGAATGGCTACTTTGGGTATTCTTCCAAAACAAGGAAGTTACACGGATCTGTTACTTGTCAGAGAATTGAGGGAGCAACTCACTTTTTCAGAGGAGGAGAATAATCTGTTGGCTTTTGTTCCACTTCCAGAGGGTATGGTTAGATGGAATAAAAAGGCAGAGGTTGAAATAGGTAAAAAGGAGGTATCTATTTCAGTACCAATGTTAGCAATAATTGTCAAGGAACTAAAAAGTCTTGATGAAAGAAAAAAACTTGACAATGATTTGCTTTCTATTTATACTCTGTTTGTGCTTGACAGAAAAGAGTAGCAACTTCTATTGATACCCCGGAGAAGTGGGATTAAGACTAACCAGCGTCTTTGTTCCACTTCTCCATTTATGGTTTAATCATGAGTGCTTCCGGAAATTATATAGTTGAGTCTGATATTTCTAACTGGCCTACTGCTGTCAGTCAGACTGGCACGTTTATAGCTTCTGATATTACACTAGAATCTGATACAATAGTAGTAGATATTGATATTCCAACTGGCTCTATTATTAGGTTTACATCTGATGGTACATTACCAGCACCACTTGTTTATGGACAACGGTATTATTCTATAAAAGTGAATGCTACTACTATAAAAGTAGCTGCATCAGCAGTCAATGCAGTTACAGGAACTGCCATAGACTTAACGGATAGCGGTAGTACTGGTGCTATCCATACTATTGATGTTGGTGAGGGTTCTTCTACTTCTGATAGACAGGAGATAATTGATAGAGTAGAAGAAGTGATTGAAACCTTAACTAAGGATTTCTTTTATGCTAAATCGTTTGATGAGTATTATGATGGAAATAATAAGAACAGGCTTCATCTTGGTTTTACTGCAAAGATTTTGACTATTACTGCAGTAAAAATTTGTGGAATAAGTCTAGATTCATCATATTATACTAACGATGACTGGTCCATTTATCTCGATCCTACACTTGCTGATGAAGCCTATCCTGAACTTCATTTGAGGCTGAAGTGGGATACTTCATTATTTCCTACTGGAGAGGGGAATATTTGCGTAACAGGTACTATAGGACATTCTTCTGTTCCTTCTGCTATAAAGCGTGCGTGTATCATTTTATGTGAGTATGAAAATGATCCGACTTTGTATGAAGGTTATTCTCCAAATGTTATAAGTGAGGACATCGGTGAAGATTGGAGTATTGAAAATAAAGGAGTTTTTTGGACTGGTGTAAGAGAGGCTGATAGAATACTTGCTCCTTACATGAGAAGGATTCCTAACTTCAGAGCTATATGATGTTTCCTCGTTTTAACACAAAAGTAAATGTTCTACAAGTAACTGAAACGGATGATGATGCAGGTACTACTACAAAACAAGAATCTATGCGACATTTTGAATTACCTGCGTATATGTTTGTCGAAACAAGACAGCATAATGATGAAGAGACAGTGCACAAAAAGATTACATCAATATCTGATAGAATAATGTATACTAGACAGGTTGTAATGGAGAATACCGATATTGTCATACATGATAATGTCAGATACGAAATTGTATATTCTTATCCTGAAAAGAAAGTCTTTCAAGTAACTCTGCTTAGAAAACTTGAATAATGGCACGGATAGAAGACAACTCAGAAAAGATTCGAAAGGAACTTGACAGAAGAATTTCTCGTCTTCTTACTACTGCCTGTATAATTGTTGAACGCAGGGCAAGACAAATTGTGCATAGAAAGACAGGAAGTCTTGCAAGAAGTATTACTCACGAGGTTAAAGGAAAAATAGGAAGAGTTGGTACTAATCTTCTTCATGGTCCATGGGTTGAACTTGGTACTAGGCCTCATAAGATCAAACCAAGAAGTAAAAAAGCTCTGTTTTGGGAGGATCTTGAACATCCAATTAGAAGTGCAATGCATCCTGGAGCAAGAGCCTATCCATATTTGAGGCCTGCTCTTCATCAAAGCAAAGATGAGGTTGAAAGTTTGATAGGTAAACAAGAATGATAGCATTAAATAAAGCTATCGTCAGCAGATTTAGTGGAGATTCCATGTCAAATGTCTTTACTGGTATTTACTTCATGGAAGCCAAACCATCTGCTGTTTATCCTTATGTTGTATTTTCTTATCCAAGTCAGAAACATGACTTATCTTTTACACAAAGATTTGAGGAGTTTTTAGTACAGTTTGATATTTTTACTGATGAGTCTTCTGCTGAAGTTTATGGAGAATATTATAATCTGTTAGTTGGAGATGAAAATCTACAGACAGGTTTTGATTACGCTGAGTTTGATGTTGAAGGTTATGACTTACTTGGTTTTGAGCGGATAAATATCCTTCAAAGTAAGTTTTTCGAGGAGAATAAGTCAGTAGTCTGTATTACTGTAACCTACAAATGTTTATTAGAAAAACAATCTTAGTTTGACCGAAAGGAGCTAACATGAGTTCAAAAAGGGGTTATAAAGGAAAGGTGAAAATTGGGAGTACTGTAATTGGTGGTATTACTGAATGGAGTCTTACTGGTGGTGTGCGTACAATGGAGGATGATTCAGAACTTGGTGATGAGTATCAGACGTTTCAGCCATTACAGGTTGTAGGAGGAGAGGTTACACTTACTGGTTTTTATCTGGAAGATGAAGATGTTGGTCAGCAGTTACTACGAACATGCTTTAAGAACGGTACTGAAATAACCGATCTTAAAGTGTATTTCGATTTGAATGGTGACATATATCTTACACCAGATGCTACTACAACACCGGCCAGTTATGTTACGGTATCAAAGGAACCAGATGTAACACTCAATAAAAATGGTATCGGGTCTTACTCGGTTACGTTGAAAGTTAGTGGTATTCTGAAGCCAAATTCTACTTCAACTGAGGCAGCAGTAGAAACAGTTGGTTCGATCGATGTTGTTGACACTACTGCTACACTTATCGGAGAACTTACTGGTCTTGGTGATAGTGCTGATGCAGATTGCTTCTTTGAGTATGGTACAACTACTTCTTATGGTTCTGATACTGTTGCAAATGCAACCACATTAACCGCTGTTGGGTTGTTTGACAATGATTTGACCAGTCTCTCTTCCGAAACTACATATCACTATCGTGCGGTTGCAAGACTTGATGATGAATCAAGAGTGTATGGTGTAGATCGAACATTTACAACTACAGCATAACATGAAATACAGTAACTTTTGGAAAGAAAGGTAGATTATTATGATTGACTTTAGTACAAAGAATGAAGGAACATGGTTTCCGTACGACAGATCTAATCCTGACCTTGGAAGTATTTGTCTGAGAGAAATGCCTCAGTCAGAATTGAAGAAAATCAAAAAAATTACCACGCAGACAAAAAGAAAGTTCAAACGTGGTCAGTATACGGAAATAGTAGAAACCAATGAAGAATTAGAGATGAAATTGATCTTTAATTACTGCATTGTGGATTGGAAGAATACCTATCTCGACGGACAAGCAATTGAATGTAACATGACCAACAAAGAAAGGATGTTGGAAAGTGTCGATTTCGTGAAACTGATGACTGAGTTTCTGGAAGAACTAAACGAAAGTAATAATGCACTGAAAGAGGCTCGGGAAAAAAACTCA